CGGTGGTGGAGTCGCGCTGGCTGTAGTAGGGCACCTGCAGCGGGTTGCTGAGGGTCCGCGGCTGCTCCTGCTTCCCGGCGCCCTGCCAGGTCTGATACCAGCTAGCGTCGCGGCGCTTCAGGCTGACGGGCACCGCCTCCCAGAACTGCTGAGCACCGGCACGCTGATGGGGTAGGCCCTTCCAGTGCTCGAAGAACGGAACGATGTCAGGGAGCAGTCCCGGTTCTTGAGTCATGGCTGCTTGCCTCAGCCGGTGGTCCACCGAAGTGTAGCCGTGCGCCAACTGCAGACCACAGGATTGGCGCGACAAAGCCTATGACGACGGCGAGGATGACGCCCTGGGCGACCCGCTTCTCGACCTCAACCAGTCGCTTGAAGGCATCGGCCAGGTCTGTTCGCTTCTCCGCGACGCTGACGACGATCGCATCGAGCTTCCCCTCCAGGGCCCCGAGCTTGTGGTAGATGTCCCCGTGGGAGACTTCGTGCTCAGGCATAGCGCCGCCTCGATCCATGCAGGTTACTTCAGCCGCCAGTATTCCGGCCGCCGGCCATAGGTGCTGGTGTAGCTGCCCTCACCGGCCGACCAGGAGAAGCTGCCACGGCTGGAGCTGTTGCTGATGATGGTGCGGCCATCGCTCTGCACGATCCCGATGTGAGGGTATGGGGGGCTGCCGTTGTCGCGCATGATGGCGATGGCGCCAGGCTCGGGGCCTGACAGCAGCGTGCCGGCTCCTGCCGCCAGCGAGGCCCGTGCCGTCGGCACGTAGTTGCTGTTGCCCCACGGCGGCGTGACGCCAGCGCTCCTCAGTACCTTGTTCACGGCGAACAGGCAAGCATTGTTGCCGCCGTCCGGGCCCCCTCTGGTGTTCATCCCGCGCGCGCGCTCGGCCGCCTGCGCCACAAGCCGGGCCTTGTCGCCAGCTGGCAGACCGTTGTTCGCGCCGCTGCTCGCGCCCCCCACCCATCCATCGTTCTCCTCGCCCTGCGTGCCGCACTCCACCGAGGTGGAATAGCCGCCGGGGCCCAGGTCGTGGGTGATGGTCCTCGCGTTCCAGGTGCCGTCCACCTCCGGCCGGAACCCTTCGAGGGTGATCGTGCCCTCTGCGTTCAGATCGGGCCGGCCTGGCATCGTCAGCGACACCCGCACCTCCCCAGCGCGGAGGCTCTGGAGCTTGCTGGCGGCGGCGGCCTTCGCCTCGTCCTCTGTCTTGAACAGCTGCTTCTCCTCGAAGGTGGGCAGCTGGCCATTCGCCTGGCCGGCGGTGTGCGTACGCTCCTTGTTCGTGCTGCGGTCGATCCAGCGGGTGGTCACCGCGTCGTAGGCGCCGCGGCCCTTCAGCGTCGCCCGCCAGGTGGACACCTCTCGCTCGGTGATCGTGAACGTGCCGCCCGCCGCCGGCGAGGGACTGGCCGCACCCTTGCCGCGCTCGACCACCACCAGCTTCCCGTCAGCCGGTTTGATGGTCGCCTTGTACTTCTCTGCCAGGCGGGTAAGGAACGCCTGGTCGGTCTCGTTGGTCTGGTCCTCGTGCTTGATCTGGATGCTGTTCAGCGGCGGCTTGATCACCGGCGCCAGGCCATTCCGCTTGGCGATCTCCTGCACGATCTGCCCCAGGGTCTTGTTGCTCCAGCTCTGCGTCCTGCCCGCCTTCACCAGTTCGGGGGCGGTCTGGGCGGCCGTGGCCTTGATCACCATCGACCGTGGCCCGCCGCTCAGGTCCACCTCGTCGACGGAGAACGCTCCCATGTAGGCCGGCGTCTGGTAGCCCAGCCACACCCGCAGCCATGCGCCGTAGCGTGGCGCGGGCATGCGCTTGTCGCGGTCGTCGACGGTGATCTCCAGGCTGTCGCTCTGCTGCCCCGCCTGGTCGGTGATGCGCAGGCTGATGAGGCGATCCCTGATCTTGTCGGTGATGTCGGTGCCGTCAGCGACGACGCGGAAGGCGGGTGCGGTCATGGATCCCAGATTCTCACCACCTCAGAGACGCTGGGCTCCGGGATGTCGGGCAGGAGGATGGCCAGGCCCTCAGGAAGGATCGGCGCCATGTCGGCCAGCCCTGGGTTGACCAGCAGCACCGCCTCAACCGTCTGCTGGGTGCGGCCGTAGTAGGCGTGGCAGATCGCGTCCACCTCGTCGAACTGGCGGGTGATGTAGGTCTGGGTCATGGCCGGACGAGCTGCTGGACCAGGTTGGTGATGAAGGGGTCCATGTTGAGCATGGTGCCAATGGTGGCAGCATCGCGTATCAGGTTGGCCAGGCCGGCCGCCCCGGGTGCGCCCCCGCCGATGGCCTGCAGCTGTGCGGTCGTGGCTGGCCGGAGCGCATCGAGGGCGACGTGCATCGCCGACGGCCCGCGACGCACTCCCATCGCCTGGATCAATTGTGCGCCGGCGATCCCCAGCTGCGCCCAGGTGGAGGTCTGCGTGGAGGTGAGGCCGTTGATGCCGAAGGCGTTGAGGGTTGCGCCCACGTAGTCGCCGTTGACGACGGAGCGGGAGATGTTGCTGAGCTGGGTGATGCTGAAGCCAGCATTGCGCGCGGCCACGGATGTGACGGCGTTGGCGGGGTTGAATGGCCACCCGGTGGCGTTGAATGCGCTTGCATCGCCGGTCCATGGGGTGACACCAGCAGCTGCTGCAGTGGCCCTTCCGAGGGCCTGGGTGCTGCTGCTGAGTGCGACCGGCGCGAAGCTGAGGGGGCTGGCGGCCTGGCCTGGGTTGTCGTCGACGTAGCGGAGCAGCGCCAGGCTGAAGGTGATCTGGCGTGCGCCACCGCCGGGGGCGAAGGTGGAGAGGCCCTCGCGCACCTGGCGGATCACCCACTTGCCGTAGTTGCGTCCCAGGCCATCGGTGAGGATCTGTGGCTGGCCCTGGCCGGCGAGTGTGCGGAGCGTTTCGACGGTGGTCTGGCGGCCGGAGAAGCCGGGGAACAGGACACCATCGAGGGTGATCTCCTGGCTGCCGGGGCCGAGGAACTGCACGGCCGGGTCGCGCAGTAGCCGATCCTGCGTCTCCCACCGGTATTCGGCGGTGCGGTCCAGGGACTGGGGGACACCGTTCGGCAGGTCGAACTGGAAGCTGCCGAGTTGGAAGATCGGGCGGGTCATCGTCAGTCGTTCAGCAGGGTGCGGTAGGCGGATTCGATCTGCCGCACGAGATCTTGCATGGCATCGTCCACCTGGCGGCGGATGTCCATCGCATCGCCGGTGGGGGCGTTGATGGTGATGGGCGAGTTGATGGTGATGGCGCCCGCTGCAGCAGCAGCACGCGCACGCACGGGGGCGGGCACTGGCACGGGCAGCGCGCGGGCGGGGCCAGCTGCAGCGGCCGGCGAGGCGACAGACAGCAGGCCTGCGAGTGCGCCGGCGGTGATGGGCCGGGCGACGCTGGGGATGATCGCGCCATCGAAGCCGGGCACGAACAGCTCGCGGCGACGCTCGCCGACGATGTAGGGGAAGCCCGCGCGCACCTGGCCGCCGACGGCACGGCCTGGGATGGGGCGGATGTTGTTGGCGGGGGAGACCGGCGGAGCGGCCGGCGCTGCAGGGACAGTGGCGCCGCCACCACCGACCATCGAGCCGATGCGGGAGACAGCGCCGCCGATCCAGGAGAACAGCGCACCGGCGCGGGCCTTGAGGCCATCGATGATGGAGGTGATGATCCGCTGGCCGATGCCGGACCTGGTGAACAGGCCGATGATCTGCGCCGGGATCGGGAACAGGATGCCCAGCAGGGCAGGCCCCACCCTGGCGACGGTCTGGATGACGCCTTGCCAAAGGCGGGAGAAGAAGCCGGAGATCGGCTTCCAGTTGCGCACCACTACGAAGGCGAGTGCGGCGAAGCCTGCGATGGCTGCCACTGCAATGCCGATGGGAGAAGCAAGGATGGCGAAGACGGTGCCGATGCCGGCGATGATCGGGCTGGCTGCCGTGATCGCCGCGCCGATGGTGCCGATGGCGGACACCACCCCGGCGATGATTGGCAGGGCAACCACCAGGCCGGCCAGGGCGCCGCCGATCAGCACGATGCCGGTCATCAAGCGAGGGTTGGCAGCCGCCCAGTTGCCGATCCGCTCAGCGATCGGCGTGATCACCTCCGCCATGCGCGTGAGCGGGGGCAGGAGGGCGTTGCCGACGGCGATGCCCAGACGCTGCGCCGAGTTCTGGAAGCTGGTCAGCGTGCCCTGGAAGGTGGCCAGGCTGCGCTGAAAGTCCTGGTCCACGGTGCCGGCCGCCGCCGCGCCGCCGGCATCAGCCTTCAGCTTCTCGTACTCCTTCCGGTACTTCATCAGGGACATCAGGGCCAGCTTGGCTTCCTTGTCCCCGAAGATCTGGGAGAGCTTGAAGACGTCCCCGCCGGTGACCTTCTGCAGCTGGTCGAGCGCGGCCTCCATCGGGTTGATGCCCCGGGCCTTGGCGTCGTTCAGCACCTGCTCAATGTTCACGCCGAACTTGGAGAAGCGCTTCACCGCATCGGGCGCGGTGAGCTTCAGCATCGCGTCGGTGAGACGGGTGGCGGCCTGGCCAGCGTCGGGAGCATCCTTCCGCACCATCTGCATCATGGCGGCCAGGGAGACGGCCCCCTTCTGGCCCTGGATGCCGAGGCTGCCGGCGGCAGCGGCGATGGTGGGCATGAACTGCGCCATGTCCCGCAGCTCGAACGCGCCCTGCTTGCCGGCGAACGCCAGCGCATCGAACGTGGCCTTCAGCTCGGTGGGTCGGATCTTCAGCGCGTTCTGCAGCTGGAAGCCGGTCTTCGTCACGTCCAGCAGGTCGGAGTTGGTGGCGGTCGCCACCTTTCCCAGGGACTCCATCGAGGCGACGGCATCCTTCAGCTCCAGTCCCTGGGCCACCAGGTCCTGGATGCCGGCCGCCAGCTTCTCCGGGGAGAGGTTGGTGAGGTTGCGGCCGCTCAGGCGCAGCAGCTCACCAGACAGCGCCTTGATCTCCCCCTGGCCGATGTTGGCGGTCTTGCCGATGTCGCTCAAGATGAGCTCGAAGCTGGCAGCCTGGCGGATGCTGGCGCCGAGGGCCACGCCGATGCCAGCCGCGCCCACGGCCGCCTGCTGCCAGAGGGCATTGTCGAACATGCCCTTGAAGCCCTTGCGGCCGGCGATCGCCGCGTCGTTCATCGTGCGGTTCACGTTCCGCCCGAACGACGACACCTGCATCTGAGCGGTGCGCAGGGATGCGCCGAGGCTGGCGGCGATCTTGCCGCCGATCTCGACCGTGATCTTCTGCGCGCCGCCGCCGATCATGAGCCCACTCTCTCCGCGATCTCATTGTCCGCCGACTGGGCGGATGCCAGCCAGGCCCAGAAGTCGTCCAGCTCCATGTCGAGGATCTCGGCCAGGCCCCAGCCGGTCGCCTTCGCCAGGATCACAACAGCCCGGCGAAGGGACTCCACTGCTACGACCTGGCCATCCTGAAAGCCACGATCTGGGCCTCCAGCTTGGCCCAGCTGTTGTCGTCGAGCTGCATGATCTCGTCGACCGTCACCTCGCAGAGGTTGGCCACGAGATGCACAGCCTGCTCGCCCTCGTTGGTTGAGGCTTTGGCGGCCTCGACGCGATCGCGCACCCTGGGCCGGCGCATCACGAGGAAGTCGACCTCGACGCCACCGATCATTTCGGGGAAGTCGAAGACCACCTTGGCGGTGCCCTCAGGACGCTTCGTGCTGCTCATGGATCAGACCCCGATTGCGGTGCGGATGGTGGCCAGCTGGTCCTGGCCGTTGATCCGGCGGATCATGTTCACCTTGTCGATCTCGATGAGCTCGCGTCCGCCGATGGTCAGCTTGTAGTACCGCAGTGCGTAGGTGAACGTGGGGCTGGACTGGTCGCCGGCCTTCCAGTCGCCCTTCTCCACCTGCTTCACGACGCCGGTCATGTTGAGCACGGCCGGCACAGCATCCTCGCCATCACGACGCATGGCGCCGCGTGCCGTCATCTGGGTGTTGGCCGACGCCAGACCGTAGAGGGCGATGATGTCGGGGTTGTACTCGAGAAGCTGGAAGGTGCCCTCCAGCTTCTCCATTCCCATGTCGAGCTCCACCGGGGCGTCCATGCCGCCGCCGCGGAACTCCTCCATTTTGGTGGTGAGGGTCGGCAGGGTGAGGGTGTCGACGGTGCCGGCCAGGCCCTGGCCATCGACGAACAGGCTGAAGTTTTTCAGTACGCGGGGGATCTGGGCCATTGGTCAGTCCTGAGTGGTGAGCGGTGAATGGATCAGGCGAACAGGTCGGTGATGTAGGTGTTCACCAGGTGGGAGCGGAAGGTGAGCCGCTCAGCCGGGAACGGCGCGGTGAAGTCGAAGTCGAAGAACACCTGGCCGTTGCTGATGCTCACGGGGGTGTTCAGCTCAGGGTCCACCCACACGTCGCCGCCGAGGATGGCGCCACGTGCCTTGAGGCTGCGCAGGTACTCGCGCACCGACTCCTGCACCTCTTCGAGGTAGGTGGCGGTGATGCAGCGGTCGACGGCCCAGAGGTGGCCGCGCAGGATCGACTCGTTGATCATGTCCGCCGTGCGCCGCACGGACAGGAAGGCGTACTTGGGATCGCTGGCCAGGGTGCGGTTGCCCCAGAGGCGGAAGCCCTGCTCGCGAATGATGGTGGCGACCTTCTGCTCGTTGAGCAGGTTGGCGCGGGAGCTGTAGTCGCTCAGGGCAAAGTCGATCGCGCGGGCCGTTCCCTCGATGCCGT